GACGGCGTGACGCCGAGATACTTCACCAGCGGCACCGCGATGACCGAGCAGATGTGCTCCTGCGACTGCGCCTGGAGGTGGTCGAGCGTGCCGAGCGGCGCGCTGATGTTCTGCAGCTGCTCGGTGTCCTTGTTGGTCACGAGCAGGCCGCGGTTGTTGCGCATGTTGGCGAAGACCTCGAGCCTGGCCGCCTCCTCGGCGCCGCCGGCGCCGGCCATCAGCCCTTCGAGGTTGGTCGCGAGGTTGAACACGGTGAAGCTGTTGATGAGGTCGCTGACCGACTGGCGCGTGCGCAGCCAGTTGTCGACGTACGGCTTCATCATCTGCGACAGCGACAGCCCGCCGAAGTTGTACGCCGGCTTGAGGATGTCGGGCAGCGGGCGCGAGACGAACTTGAGCATGCGCGTCGCGTGGAATTCCGCGCCCATCACGAACCACGTCTGCGGCTGGTAGAACGACGGCGAGGTCGGGTCGCGCGAGTCGTATCTGTTCGGCGCCATCCACGTCGGGTCGATCAGGCGGAAGCCGCGGAACCGCCCGCGCCCGACGATCTCCGGGCGCATGTAGAGGCGGGTGCCGAGCACCGGGTCGCGCTCGCGGTCGCCGAAGTCTAGGAACAGCATGCCGATGCCGAAGAAGCCGTCGTGCTCCAGCGCGGCGCGGAAGTGGTCGCGCACCTTGAACTGGTCGAGCGCCGCGCCGAGCTCCTGCAGCTGGTCGGTCTTGTCCTGCTCGCCGGTCGCCTTGAGCTTGATCCATTTGCGGGTCATCTCCTCGGCGAGCACCTCGGACGCGCGGCGGTACTCCGCGCGCTGCGACAGCTCGGCGAGGTAGGGATAGCCCATGAAGCCGAGGCCCTCGGCGAACAGGCCGTGCGAGGTCGGGCCGAAGTCCCATGCGCCGCCGACGATGTCGGCCTGCGCATCGTCCATCGCGAACTCGGTGCGGTTGTCCGGCAGCACGCCCTTCGCGTAGGTCGGCAGGCGATAGGGGTTGATCCGCTCCGGCGGCGCCTTGAGCGACGACGAGACGGCATTCCACGACACCTTCACCGGCGGCCGCGTCGGGAAATGGACGCGCGGCTCGACGCGCTCGCGCGCCTGCGGCGGCCTCGGCCTGACGCGCGGCAGCAGCCTCACTCGCACAGCTCGTGGAAGTCGTGGCGCTCGCCGCAATGCGGGCAGATCGGCGGCGGCTCGTCGCCTGGATCGACCGGCTCCGGCCGGTGCCCGGTGATCGCCAGCATGGCGTCGTCGAACGACGGATAACGGCCCTCGTTCACCGCCCGCATCGCCTGCCGCATGTTGGCGAACAGCTCGGCGACCTGCTCCCGCGCCTCCGGGTGCTCGGCGAGAAGCTCGTCGAGCTTGGCCCGCGCCTCCGGCAGGATGACGATCTCGGGGTCGTTCTCGCTCATGGTCGCATCCCGTGCCCGTTGCCGCTGCGGCCGGCGAAGCGGCTGATCGCCTCGGCGCTGATCGTCACCGGCCGCGTGCCGAGGCCGATGATAGCGAATGCGCCGGACAGCGCATCCACTATGTCGTCGTGCGTGCCGGCGGGGAAGGCGGCGAGCTCCTCGACGAGCGCGCCGTTCCAGTGCGCGCGCACCATGCCGAAGTTGCCGATGTTGACCTGCGAGGCGACCGGGCCGGCGCGCGTGACCTTGTCGCCGGTCTCGCGCTCGGGCTTTACGACGAAGCCCGCGAGGTAGCGCGTGAGGTGCAGCGCCTGCATCTTGCCGGCCTGGCCGGGGTCCTCGGGGATGCGGACCTGCACGGTCCTGCCGTCGGCCTTCGCGGTGTTGACCACGGTGGCGAGCACCTCGTCCGGCCCGCCGCGCAGCGAGATCAGGTCGAGCAGCACATAGGCGCCGTGCGCGGTGCGGCCGACCTTCAGCCCGCGCGTCCAGTCCGGGTCGCTCGACCCCTTCGACGACACCGACGACGCGAGGTCCCACGAGCGCACGACGTGCGTGCAGGCGGGCGGCGCGTCGTGGACCTGCATCAGCCCGGGCTTGAAGAACGCGCCCTCGGCCGGCGTCGGGCGCTGCTGGAACAGGGCGGACCACTCGCGCGGGCCGACGGCGGCGCGCTTGCGCTCCAGCGCGGCGACGTCCTCCCACTCCGGCCACAGCGCCTCGCCGGGCTCGCGCCCGAGCTGGTCGTCCTCCTCGGCGAGCGCGGGCAGGTTGATGACGCGCCATTGGTCGGCGCCCATTTCCTGCTCGTTGAGCAGCCGGCCGGCGAGGTCGTCGTGGTGCCAGCGGGTGTTGTGGCTGATCAGGCCGTTGGCGATGAAGTTGCCGGTCTCCGCCACCTCGATGTCGAACACCTCCTCGCGGCCGGCGGGGACGATCTCGACGATCGGATCAGGCGTGATCGCGTAGGTAGCGAGCGGCGCCGAGCAGGACTTCCTCGGTCGCGCCGTATCCGACCAGAAGGTTGCAGCGATTGCAGAGCAGTCCCCTGACCCGGCCGGTGGCCTTGTCGTGGTCGACGCACAATCCGCGCCAATGGGATGCGGTGTTGTCCGCCGATGGCGGTTCTCGGCAGATGGCGCATCTCCCGTCCTGCGCGGCGAGGAGGGCGTCGTGCTCCGGTGCATCGAGCCCGTAGCGATGTCGAAGGTGCCGCCTTCTGTTGCCATCCGGTCCGCGAGACGGAGCGCGATGTCCATCGGCCCATCGCGTCTTGTGGTAGTGCGAATTGCAATAGCCCTTGCAACTGACCGGTTCGCCGCATCCCTCGAAGAAGCAGGTCTTGCCTCTCCATGTACCCTTGCGGACAGCAGCGCGTCGCCAATCCTGAGTTCCCGCAACCTGATCCATCGCCGTTCGCCTCCGCGCTCAACGAGGAACGGATGCCGCTCGTTGGCTTTGGCGATTGTGCCGGAAACCGTCCTGATCGCAAATGTGTCGTCGTGACCCTGGTTCGCGTGGTTCGTCACCGTCGAGGCCGCGAGAGCGCCGTCGCGGTAGGTGGCGATGCGGTCGCCGGGGCGGATGTCGCGCAGCGGCGTTTCCGAGCCGTCGGCCATCAGCACCGGGGTGTCGCCTGTCATGCACTGGATGAGCACGATGCGCGCGCCGGGCTTGAGCCGGGTGACGACCTCGGCGCGATACCACTTCCAGACCTTCTCGCGGATGGTCTCGCTGTCGGCGTCCTCGCGGCCCTTGATCGGGTCATCGATGACGAACAGGTCGGCGCGCCGTCCGGTGATGCCGCCGCCCGCGCCGGCCGCGCGGTACTGGCAGCGGTTGGTGGTGTACCAGTGGCGTCGGCTGTCGTTGAGCAGGCGGTAGCCGAGCAGGTGCTGGTTCTCCGCGACGGTGCGCACGAGGCGGGCGGATATGTCCTCGGCGTACTCCGCGTTGTAGCTGGCGCCGATGACGTCGAGGCCGGGGCGCTGCGCGAGGAACCACGACGGGAAGACGATGGAGGCGTAGCGGGTCTTCGCGCTGCCGGGCGGCATGAAGACCATGAGGCGGTCGCACTCGCCGCGCGCGACCTCCTCCAGACGCTCGAGCAGGTAGGCGTGGTGCCGTTCGGGCCGCTCGTTATACGGGCTCAGAACCGCCGTTGCCCACGCCATTAGATCGCTTCGGCACCGCCTGCGCCAAAGCTCTTGCTCGATCCGCAGTTCCTGCGCCAGAGCGGAGTTCGTCGAGCTCTCTGACAAGTTCGGCCTCGCTCATGGTTTCGAGGGACACGCGGATCGGCGCGTCGGGGTCGCCGCCGACGACGTGGTGCTCGCGCCATTCCGGGCCGCCCTGGGTGGCGAGCCAGTACTTGGCGGCGCCCCATTGGCCGTTGTTCGCCGCGCGCACGATGTTGGCGATCATCGCCGACTTGAGGTTGTCCTTCGCCTGGTCGAGTTCGGCGCGGAAGTGCTTGCGCAGCGTGTCGAGGCTGATCGGCTTCGCGCCCTCGCGCGCGATGCCGTCGCGGTCGAGGTCGCGCTGGTGGAAGATGCGTGCGGCGATCTTCTCCTGCGAGAAGCCGTGCGCCCAGAGCAGCTGGACGAGCTGGCGCTGGGCGCGCGTCGGCTCGAACTGCGGCTGCCCCGGTCCCCGTTTAGCCTCCTGCTGCGTGCCGGACATAACTCGCCGCCGCCTCCTTAGACGGCAGAAGTATCAGCGGTCGCCGCCGGCCGGGTCGTGCGGCGGCGTCGAGGGCTGCGGATCGTCTGCGGGCGGCGGGGTGTCGGTTCCCGGCTCCTTGGGCGGCTGCGGCTCGTCGTGTGGCTGCGGCTTGTCGGACACGGTCATTGTCCTTTCGTCGGCTTGAGGACGTTGTCGCGTATGGCCTCGGCGATGTGCCGCATCATGACAGGTGGGACGGCGTTCCCGCAACGCGCCCATTGGTCGGAATAGGAGCCCTTCATGACGTAGTCGGGCGGGAAGGAGCAGATGGCCTTGAGTTCGTCGATGGTGAACTTCCTGCGCTCGACCTGTCCGTGGACGACGGGATCGGTCCTGCTGCCCTGCTGCGAGAGGATGGTGGGGGAGGGCTCGTGCGCGAGGGCGACGGAGCCGTGGTGGGCGCGTCCCTGGATGGCGATCTCGTTGAAGCCGTTGTGGCAGGTGAGGATGGTGGGTGCGGGTTCGTGGGCCTGTGCGACGCGTCCGTTGAAGTTGCCTCGGATGGGCGTGCGCTCGACGCGCGCGACGCGTGGGTCGGCATGGCGGGAGGTCTCGACGTGGTGGGTGGCGGAGCGGTCGGCGCCGACGGTGTTGGCGGGTCGGTCGGTCATGTCCTCGTCGGCGTGCCATCCTGCGTTGTCGTGGACGGCGCGGGTCTCGATGGTTCCGGCGATGGAGCCTGCGTTGCCGCAGACGGTGGGGTGGGGCTTGTCGAGCGACCTCGCCTCGCCGGGGAACCATCCGTGCCGCGGGCGGACGAGGCGGCTCTCGACGAGGCCGGAGATTCTCGCGCGGGATGCGGTGATGGTCGGGGATGAATGGTCGTCCGGCGATCCGAACTTCGGCTCGACGTTGTTGCCGACGGCGATGCGGGCCTCGACGTAGCCGAGGCCGGTGTCGCGCTTGGTGGTGGTGCGTCCGCCGTCGGTGGCGAGCACGGTGGGCGACGGGCCGTCGTCGTGGTCGTAGCGGTCGCGGTCGCGTCGGACGCCGGTGATGTGCGGCAGGGCGTCGCGGACGGCGTAGCGGTACGGCAGCGGCGAGGGCCATGCGGGCTTCCTCGCGAGGTCGTTGCGGACGCCCTGGTAGATGATCCGCTGGCGCATCTGCGGCACGCCGAGCCATTGGGCGTCGAGCAGCCTGGCCTCGACGACGTAGCCGCAGGCGCGCAGCGCGCGGAGTATCTCGATGAAGTATCCCTTGGCGGTGCCTTTGACGAGGCCGGAGACGTTCTCGGCGACGAAGACCTTGGGCTGCAGGCCGTCGAGCAGTCTGGCGTACTCGTAGAACAGGTCGTCGTGCCGCTGGGTGATGTCGTGCGACGCGGTGACGCGGCCCCATCCGCGCTGCCGCTTGCCTGCGGTCGAGAAGGAGACGCATGGCGGCGATCCGTCGAGGATGTCGAGCGCGCCGCGCGGCAGGCCGGTGAGGCGCATTATGTCCTCTGGCTTGACCGAGCGGACGTCGGTCGGGTCGAGGATGGTGTGCGGGTCCATGTTGGCGGCGTAGGTGTCGCGGGCGGTGGCGACGACCTCGTTGGCGTAGACCACCTTGTAGCCGGCCATGCGGTATCCGACGGACGAGCCGCCGCCGCCGGCGAAGGTGGTGGCGACGGTGAGGCCGTTCCACGGGATGGCGCGTATCTCCTCCATCGTGGGGACCACGTACGGGGGTTTGCGTATGTCGGCGTCACCGTCGCGCGGCATGCCGTCGTCCTCCAGCGAGTATTGCCCGTGCGCGATGCCGTTGATGCCCTCGGCCATGACGGTCGGGCAGGGGTCGGTGTCGAGGTTCACCCGCCGCTTGTCGTACGCGGTCCACATCGTCTGGCGCCACCACAGCGTCACGCATCGGCCGTCGGGTCGTCGGCGGCGCGTCGCTGCGTCTTGCCGCCGGAGAAGGCGTAGCCGCAGCGCGGGCAGAGGTGCTCGGTCTCGATGTCCTCGTCGTACTCGGCGAAGCCGTCGGGCGCCTGGGCGAAGGCGCCCTTGAGGATGTCGCCGATCTCGCCGGCGTCGAAGCCGGTGGCGGCGAGGTCGTAGCCGCCGAGCTTGAGGTCGTCGAACTCGGCGCGCAGCAGCTCCATGTCCCATCCGGCGTCGAGCGCGAGGCGGTTGTCGGCGACGACGTACGCGCGGCGGTCGGCGACCGAGAGGTGCGACAGGTCGATGGTCGGTCCGCGCGACGGGTCGGGGTTGTTCGGTATCGGCTCGCCCGCGTCGCGCATGGCGATGGCGGCGGCGAGGCGCGCGTGGCCGGCGATCATGGCGTTGCCGGCGGTCAGCATCGGCGTCGTCCATCCGAAGCGGGCGAGCGAGGCGCGCAGCTTCTGCAATTGGATCGGCGTGTGCGTCCTGGCGTTGCGCGCGTACGGCACGAGGTCGTCCAGCGGGCGGTAGGCGACTCGGACCGGATGGAGACCGTCCGGGCCGTTCCCGTTCCGCCTGCGGCCCCTCGGCGGCGGCCTTCCGGGCGTTTCACCAGGTGAAGCGGAGTTGGCGTCAGTCCGGGCCATTTATGCTGCGCCGCCGCAGCGGTCGCCTCCCATGTGCCTGATTTTGTTCGGAAATATCAGGCATGTGCTTTCCGTGCCGACTTCGACATCATGTGTTTGTCGGACGCCTGGCTACGGTCCGGCGGGTCGGTCGGGGGTCCAATCCCGGCCGGCTCAAGGGACGACAAGGTCCACCGCCTCCGCGCCAGATACGGGCGCGCCTCGGAGCCCACGGGCACCTTCCGAGGTCGGCAGCCTCCGGTCCTTCGGTTTCCCGCGCTCTTTCCCGGCAGGCCGCCGTTTCGGGTCCGCCCACATTGTGAATCGGTCCAAACACTCGGCGCCAAGCGCGCGCCGGTCCTGCCTGTACGGGCAGCGCCGGGGCGCGGGCGGTTCCGAGTGTAGGTGTGTCCTCCTCTGTAATTTGGAGGAACGGCCTGCGGTCCTGCCTACGGGCAGGGTCGTGGGCCGCTCCGACCCCGACCCGTACCGCTGCGCCGACGAAGGCGCGGCGGCCTGGGCCGGAAGCCCGGGGACGCGATGCGTGTGCATATGCGTCTGAACAGAGGAACACTGACATGGCCACCAAGGCAATCTACTCCGCAGTCCTGACCGCCGCCACCGAGAAGCGGCTCATCGAGGCGATCACCAAGTCCGAGAAGGGGCTGATCGCCCGCGAAATCCGCGAGATCACCGGCTGGGACGGCACGCACTTCTCGATCCGCAACGCGATGGACAAGCTCGCGGCGCGGCACGGCTACAAGAGCGTGCCGACCTTCCTGCCGTGGACCATCGAGGTCGGCGGCGTCGAGGTGACGCGCGAGATGCTCACCTACACGCTGAAGGCGCTGCCGAAGAAGGCGGCGGCCGACGAGAAGGTCGTCGACCTCGCCGCGGCGAAGGCGGCGAAGAAGGCGAAGGCCAAGAAGGCAGCCTAATCCGTACCGGAGCGGCGCCGTCGCGACCGTGTGTGCAGGACGCACATGCGGGGCGCGGCGGCGTCCGCCGCTCCGGCCTGGATTAGTCCAGGGAAACAGAGGACACCATGACAACGATGAGATCAGTGATCTTCACGTTTGACGCGGAGCGGGGCTTCGACGGCTTCACCGACGGGACGACGTGGAACGGTTGGGACAACGTGTGGGTGACGCCGAAGGTGCGCGACGCGATCGTCGCCTACTTCCGCGAGACCTACCCGGACAGCCCCGACACCGAGGAAGCGAACCTCGACATGCTCGCGCTGCCGACGTCGGCCGAGCACGGCTTCATGGTCGACGGCGACGGCCTCGTGTCGTTCGCCCGCTGCTACACGACCTCGATAGTCGAGGACGAGCTGGGCGACGATCCGCTCGGCGACTGGCACGGAAGGAACGTCTGATGCGGAACCTCAATCCGTACGGCGGCATCCCCGTGTGGTGCCTCTGGCCGTCGCAGCGCAAGCCGGAATGGCAGGCGCAGCCCGACGGTTGGGAGCGCCGCGTCTACGGCACCGGCCGGGCCGAGTACCGGCGGGGTCGGTGGCGGATCATCTCGCCGAAGGAACAGCACAACGCGCGGCTGTACGACGACGAGACGACCTACAACATCACGCTCGCCTCGGTCGAGGCGTGCAAGGAACGCTCCTTCGTGCGCGAGGCCAAGATGCGGGCGAAGGAGACGCTGCTGCTCAAAGCCTGACCCGTACCGGAGCGCCGTGTGTGCGACCTGCACATACGGCCCTCCGGCCTGGGCCAGAACCCGGGACCAAGAACAGGGGGAGCAACTCGGGCCGCGTGCGTCGCAAGGCGTGCGCGGCCCTTCCCTTATGCTGAACAGAGGAACACCGAACATGACTAGGAACATGATGGTGTCGCCGTGCCATGAACGGTGACACCTCGAAGCTCGCCGCGATCCTCGGGATGATGGGGTCGAACTTCGACGGCGAGGTGCTCAACGCGGCCCGCAAGGCCGAACAGATACGCGTCGCGTCCGGCAAGACGTGGAAGCAGCTGCTCGACGGATCGGGCGGCTCGTCCTCCATGTCGTCGTCGGAGGCGATGTGGAAGTCGCGCGCGATCATGGCCGAGGCCGAGGTCATCAGACTTCGGATGGAGGTCATGAAGGCGAAGGCCGGCGGCGCGCAGGCGTCCGGCGGATCGTCGACGCACAAGCCCTTCACGTCCGGCAGCAAGTTCGATCTGCCGAAGCACGTCGAGGACGAGATCGTCGCGAAGCTGACGAAGTCTTGGATGAACGCCCGGCAGGTGAAGAAGGTCACCGGCTGGAACACTCCGAAGATGTCGATCCGCATCGCGCTCGGCCGCATCGCGAAGAAGCGCAACCTGACGCTGAAGGTCGACGCCTACTCCTACGGCGACGGCATGAACTACCGCTTCGCCTGAACCCGCGACCGATGCACCGGCGTCCGCGCATGCGGGCGTTTGGTGCATCGGCCTGGGTTCACCAGGAAGCCGAAACAGAGGACACCGGACAATGAGGAAGAAGGGAAAGGCGACGGACGCCGCCAAGGCGTTCGCCTCGCCGATGGAGACGCTGCGGCTGGCCGCGAAGGCGGCGGCGGTGGCGGTCCACGAGCTGCGCGCGACGCCTCCGGAGGAGGTCAACGCGGGCACGCTCTCGGACGCGACGGCGCTCGCCGCCGATCTGGCGGACGCCCATCGCAGGCTGGCCGCGTGGCTCGACGCCGTGCGGCAGGACGTGCGGGAGCGCGGATCGTGCATCGTCACGGCCGCGCCGAAGCGCAAGCCGCGGTATCTGGAGACGTCGCGGTGAGCGGCTCGTTCACCGACGACGACGGCAACGTGTGGCGCCCCGTGACGCAGGAGGAGGTGTCGGCGGCGTACCGCCGACGGCGCTCGACGCTCGTGGCCATCGCTTACGTGGACAAAGGCAAGCACGACGTCTCGCGCATCCGCATCCAGACGACCGACCGGACCCTGGCCGCGGAAAGGGCGACCAAGGCGTTCGTCGCGAAGTACCCGACGGCCCGGATCACCGCGTTGGTGATCGGAGGCCGGCCGTGTCCGCCTCGCTGACCCGCGACCGTAGCATCCACGTCCGCATATGCGGACGTCGGTGCTGCGGCCTGGGCCAGACCCGGGAACGGAGAAACCGAAACAGAGGAACACCGAATGGCAACGAAGAAGAGGGCGGGCGCCAAGTGGGCGGGCAGGAAGCCCGCGCCGAGGGGCGCGACGACGAAGCCGAACAGCGTCGACGACAAGGTCCGCAAGGCTGCGGGCTGCACGGCCGAACAGGTCGCGGCGGTCCGCGAGCGGATGGGCGTCAACGGCCTCGACTTCTCCGAATGCACCGAGCGCGAGTTCGCCGAGGCGGCGAAGCAGGCTTATGCCGAGCTTCGCGCCGAGGCGGAGGAGGCCGAGGCGATGGGGAAGGCCGAGGAGAACGAACGGCAGGAGGCGTCCGACCAGCCGAACGGCCCCGATGGGGTCGGCGGCGCGGCGCGGGGAAGCGAGCCGCAAGGCGACCTGCCGATGGACGAGCCGGAGAACGACATGGGCGGCTTCCCGCGCGAAGGGCAGCCATACACGCTCAGGGTCGCCGACCCGGTCGCGCAGCACGGCCTCGCCGATCTGGCGCTGAAGTGGTCGCGGGCCATCGGCTTCCGCGTCGCCGTCGTCGATAGGGCGGGCAAGGTGGCGCGGATCATCGACGGCAGGATCGGCGGCCCGAGGAAGAGGGCGGCGGCACCGCGCGAGCGGGCGGCGCCGTCCGACGGGCCGCGCACCGTGTCGGTGCGGGTCGACACCTCGCCCGAGACGAACAAGGCGCTGATCGAGGCGCTGCTCGCGCGCGAGCTGAACTCGCGCGAGGTGCGCGAGATCACCGGATGGCCCAACCCGAAGATGTCGATGCGGCACGCCGTCGCGGCGGTCGCCGACGCGGCGGGGTACAGGTGCCAGATCGCCGGCAAGGGCGTGCTCCGCTTCCGCTTCACGAAGTGACGGATCGGCTGACGCCCGCGCAGCGGAGCGCGCTGATGGCGCGCATCCGGTCGCGCGACACCGGGCCGGAGCGGATCGTCCGCGGACTGCTGCGTTCGATGGGGATCGCCCACCGCATGCACCGCGCCGACCTGCCGGGCCGGCCCGACTTCGCCGTCGCGTCCCGCCGCACGTGCGTGTTCGTCCACGGCTGCTTCTGGCACGGCCACATTTGCCGGAACGGAAGGCTGCCGCGGACGCGGCGCGCGTGGTGGAAGGCTAAGATAGAAACGAACCGCCGCCGCGACCGACGCGCGGCCCGCGCGCTGAGGCGCATGGGCTGGTCGGTGGTGACGGTATGGGAATGCTCCACGAAGGACAAGGACCGGCTCGGGCGTCGCCTGCGCCGCGTCCTGGCGTGACGGCAGCGGCACCCCGCGAGGGGCGGCCGCTTCCGCCTTGCCAGGAAGCAAGGGGAACAGAGGACACCGTAATGACGAAAAGGACCTATGGACTCGGACCGCCCGACCCGGAAGAGGGGAAGGTGTTCTGGGTCGGCGACGTGCCGCAGGCGTGCGACGTCTGCGGCATGAAGATCATGGCGCGCTTCATCGACGGCAAGACGAAGGCCGGTCCGTGGGCGTGCATGTGCGAGGGTTGCTACACGTTGGAGGGTCTCGGCCTCGGCGAGGGGCTGGGCCAGCTGTATGTGCGGCAGCCGTCCGGCCGCTGGATGAAGGTGGCGGGATGATGGCGCTCACACCGGAGGAACGCCACCGCGCGCAGCTGTGGCAGGCCGAAGTCGACCTGCGCGACGATCTGATCCAGCGCATCAAGGACGCGCTCGGCACCGCCGAGACCGGCGACGTGCTGGTCGAGGTCGCCCGCAACGCGCACCGCGCCGAGATGAAGCTCGCAGCCCTCTCACGTGAGGTCGACGAGATCATCGACAACGCGATGGCGATCGACAACACGGGCGCGCGGGTCAGCTCGCGCGCCCTGCAACGGTTGCGGGAGGCCATCGATGGCTAACCGCATAGGCATGTTCATCCATTGCCGCCGCTGCCTCGCGTCGATGCCGAAGGGGCAGTCGCCCGCGACGTGGGCGTGGCTGAGCGTCGGCTGGACGAACGAGGGGCTGCAGGTGTGGTGCGAGCGGCACGACATCAACGTGGCCGACTTCCACCTGGACGGCGCCAAGGTGCGCAACCTCGGCGACGACTACGCCGGCGACCGGCCGGCGAAGAAGAAGCTCAACTGAACCATTGACCGAAGCGACCGGGGGCGCCGCGAGGCGCCCTTCGTCGTTTCGGCCTGCGGTTCGTCGCAGGGAACGAGGAACATAGGAACACCGAATGATAACGGTCTACCACACCAGGCTCGACGACATGCAGGGCGAGGTCGCATGCGGCATCGCGGGCGGGTTCAACCCCGACCGCGCCAAGCTGGCCGCGCTGCTGATGGAGACGGGCTTCTACGAGGCGGTCGCCGAGTGCGACCTGCTGCCGGCGGCGGCCGGGCTGGAGACGGTCTGGACGATGACGCAGAACGGCGTGCTGAGCGATTCGTGGTCGCGCAAGCCGCCGATAGGTCTGCGGCCGTTGGAGCCGACCGTGGTCGTCGAGAACGGCCGCGCGTACGGCCGGCGGTCGTCGATGGTCGGCGACGTGTTCGAGTGCGCGCATCCCGACGGGCGCACGGAGCGGCACGTCTGCGACGTGTTCGGCTTCATGCTGATACCGCAGCAGCTCAAATGACGGCCGCGCCGCGCCTCGTGAGGCGGCTGCGGGCGGAAGGCTACACCGTCGCCCACACGGGCGGCGGGCACCTCAAGATCACGCGGCCCGACATGGCGAAGCCCGTCTACACCGGGGCCTCGCCGTCGGACCGGCGCACCGAGAGGAACCTGCGCGCGATCCTGCGCCGCGCGCGGAAGAAGGACTGACCCGCGAGGGAAGCGGCACGGCGCGAGCCTTGCCGCTTCTCCCTGGGCCAGACGGACCAGGGAACAGAGGACACCCAACAACGACGAAAGGAGATCGCCCGCTATGTGGGTGATGATGAACGACTCGTTCCTGTCGATAGTGCAGGACCAGAAGGACCCGAGGATGCTGATGGTGCGCGCCCGCAAGGCGGGCGACATCAGGACGGTGTTCCCCGACGCGAGCGTCGCCGAGACGACCGCGTCGGACTACCGCTACCGCGCCTCGATCCGCCGCAGCCGCGTGGTGGAGCGGATCGCTGCGCGGCTGCAGAACGTCGACTACCCGAACTTCAAGGACAGCGTCGAGGACGAGGAGCGCCACGACGCCTACCTGGAGGTCTGGCAGACGATGATGCTGTGGGGCAACGGCGTGCTCAAACGCCGGCCGGTGTTCCTGCCGGGCCGCAAGGCTCCGGCGAAAAAGGCGGCGCCGCGATGAGCGGCGTCACCGTCCACGGCGAGACCAACATCTACGCCGACGAGGTGCGCCGCATGAACGAGCATCTCGAGTGGCTGCGGACCAACGCGAACGAGGACTGGCGCCGGCAGGGCATCCTCGTCCTGAAGACGCTGGCCGCCAACCATCGGCAGGGGATGCGGCTCTACTACGAGCTGTTCCCCGACCGGAGGCCGGCATGGCGATGAGCGACAAGCAGCTCATCGCCTTGGCGGGCAAGGCGGCGCGCGAGCCGCTCAACGGCTGCGCGGAGGGCGGCCATCCGGCGAGGGACGCGGTCATTGCCGAAGTCCATCGCCGGACGCGGTGGCGGCCGGGCAACACGGTGATCCACAAGAACATCGAGTGGGGCATCGTGACGCTCGGCGTGCGCGAGGTGAACGGCAGGGCGAAGATCGTCGCCAAGGCCGTGCGCAAGAGCAACGGAAGGTGGCTGCGCCGCGCGGTGTGGCTGCCGTTCGACCTGCCGACGAAGTGCTGACGCTCCTGACCCGCGAGGGAAGCCGCATCGGAGGATGCGGCTTCTCCCTGGGCCAGTACCGGACCAGGGAACAGAGGACACCGACAATGGACAAAATGACAATCGTCATAGTGGCGATGGTGGTGGGGTGGTTCGTGCTGCTCGCGCTGCCGAGGATCGGCGGGACGTGGCGGCGCAAAGACCGCGACGAGCCGTTCGCCGACCGAAGACCGACGCTGCGGCTGCTGCCGAGCCGACGGAAGCGGCAGCTCTTCGCCTTCCTCGCCGCCTGCCTCCTGGCCGGCGGCGCGCAGGCGCAGAACCGGCAGCAGGAGTTCCGCGAGA